TTCGTTATCCAACAGGTTTTTGTAGACTGAATTGGCTGGGCTCGTAATAGTGCCGTTGATGATTAAGTTCTCGATCTTGTCGTAAAGATCTGAACCAAGCACGCCCAAACACTTAGTGCGTTGTACTTTTAGAATTGCATTACGTAGAAAAGCTGTGTCTACGTTTTCAAGAATGTCTGAATTCTGCTTAAGCTTAGCCTCTGATATAAAAAGTACTTGGTTCATTATTGCGGATTATTTTCAGCGTCTATATTTGTTTCTGTAATCGAATCCTGATTTCCGATTGGTCCGTACCCAATAAGATCTCTCATCTCGTCTTGGGTCAGGATATCCTTCATGATTGATTCAGAGAATGCGTAGTTAATCGGAGGTAAGTTTTCGAATGTAGGTTGGAAGTCTAATTTCAGTAATCTTTGTAGCGTTTCTCCAAACATTTCTTGTGCTGGGTTGATTTCAGTATTCATCATTAGCTCGTAAGCTTCAATCAATTCTGTTCTACCCCCAAGTGCTCCGGGTGTAGCAACACCAAATAAGATTGGGTTTGTAGCCTGGTGCCCCACTAGAATCTGATTTCGTACGATCTCCATGAAATCATTATACTTGGTATCAGAGTCGTTAGAAGCAATGGGCTCCATCTGAACCCCTCCTTCCCCGTTGCTGAACACTAACATCACCTCACCCGAATTTGTCGATCCAGCATACTGTCTTTTCAGTTGGCTGTAGATGTAGTCTCTTTCCTCTTGGGTTTCAGGCATGTCGTTGATAATGATAGACATACTTGGAGCAAAGCCGTTACGAACTGAATTTAATTTCCAGTTGCTTAGCTCATAATCCAGAGAAATATAGTTAATTGCTCCCCAATAAACGGGTTTGGAATAATAGTTAAACCCAGACGAGTAAGGGTGGTATACAAAGATTTGGGAACCTTCTGGTTTGCGTGGATCGTAAGCATCTAGTTCTACAATTTTGTTTTCGTGTTTCCTGGTGTTGTTCCAGTCATTAGAGAAGAACCATTTGTCAATCTTACCAAACTCGTCTTTTTTACCAGCACGTAACTTAGACATATCCACGTGCTCTGCATGTGCTATAGTCTGACCATCGTTAGACCAAACCACATTCATAGCCCACATATTGTAAAGCCAGTAATCGTCAATGATTGCTCTTAGTGTTTCTTCTTGTCCAAGATGGAATTGTTCGATGTTTTGTCCCTGTTCCAAACCCATACCATAAGTGTATAGGTTTTTCTTCTGTAATACAGCATTGTGTACTGCTGAGTTATCCCTCAGGGCAATAAGAAAATCTGCCATCTTATTGTCAGATCCCCATGAAATGTATTTTCTCCCAACAACTTGGAATTCCTTCCATTCTGGAATGTTCAGTTCCTCCTTGCTGAAGGAATATATTGTTTTCTTTAGTTCGTTACTCATCGTATACGTAATATGTTGGTCCTTGGTCGTAAGTATACACCGAATTATATATCGCCCCGTCGACTCGAGCTTTTCCTACCCATATAGGTTGGTCCACTTGGTCTATACCATCGAATATTGCTTCAGCATTTACAATGAATTCTGCCGAAAGATCTAAAGGATTACATTCAAAATAAGTTTGTACATCGACAGATTCTGGGGTTGCTACAATACAATCTGCTGTAGCACCTGCAGATTCTAAAATTTCAGCTTTATATCCCCCTTGCTCTAAAGAACTTGGATCGATATTAAAGGTGTAATAATCATTTGAGGTAGAAACATTTGTTAATGTGAAATTGTCTACTGAAAAGTCATCCAATTTAGTTAACTTTAGCTTAAACACTGGTGTTGGGTCTGTACCAATAAGTTTATCCCTTAGAACTATACTAAAAGACCCAGAAGTGGTGGTGTTATCGAAGACAATCATACAACTAAATATGTTTTATTGGGATATTTCTATATAAAATAGAAAACCCACCACCCGAAGGTAGTGGGTTATAAGAAAGCCTATTAGGCTACAGTTGAGTTAACTAGATCAGTCCAACCAGTTGAAGCTACGAAAGCAGCATCAAGAGTTAGAGGTGGATCTTGTTCTACCCCCCTAAATTCTAGGGAGGCCCCATTACGATCGCCGCTGGCTACACCTGAGCCACCCTCGCCACCGTTAATATCAAGACCGCCGGATTCTCCTAAATATACATAGGTCCCCGTTTTGAGCTTGACAACAGCTACAAGGTTATTTTCGGATAAAGTTTTGATTACGTATCTTAGGGTTGGATTGTAATCAGTGAATACTACAGTTAAAAGTGTCTCATAGAAAAGAGAACCGTTCTGAATGTTAGCATTCGGAGTAGCTGTAAAACTTGAGGTTTCTTGGATCTGCTTGAAGGAATAAAAAACCCCAGTTGAACCAGCCGTCATCGAATTAATTGCTTCGTCAGAAGTACCGGATCCAGTAACGCCAACTGCTGTAATATTATCGGAATTTGCGAAGAATACTTCCTCGACCCCCCCTATAATTTTACAGGCCCCCTGAGCGTTTCTACCAGTTGTTAAATTAGAGCATGCCATGTTTTATAGTTTTTAATTTTTTTAAATGGTCCCCCAGTTTAACCGGGGGACCTAAGTTGTTTAACTCCTTATATTAGAAGTTTGTTACTGCATATAGACCGAATAAGTGTGCGGCCCCCATCTTATAACGGGATATGAACCTTACCTCATCGTTATCTCTTGAGTAGAAAATCTCGAATGTAGAGTAATCTGATACGAGATCGGTCCCCCAATAAATGTAGCGGGTATCTACCAATGCAACACCATCGTTTGAACTCACAGCTGCTGCGTTTGAGCTAGATCCTTGTAGACCGTAAGTTCTTACGATTCTTACGTTTGAACCTGGGAATACGAATTCGCCACCAACTAAGGTATCAGGAGCTACGTGGAAGTAGTTACCTGCGAATAGTGCATCAACCAAGATTTGGTAGTAAGCAGGAGACATGAACATTACTCTTGAGTCAGAGTCTGCAACGTCTACGTCTTGTGCTGCGATCATTTCTTGTACAGAAGCGATAATGTTAGAAGAGTTCCAATCTGATGCTCCAGTAGCAGCAACTACTCTTGTAGCGTCAGCAGCAAGATCTTTCATAAGACCGTCAACCAAAGCCAAGTTGCCAGAACCTGAAACTGTATCACCTTGCCAGTATTGCTTAGCGATGATTTTAGAAAGAGCCTTAGATTTTTCTTCACTCAAATATTGTTCGAATGGAACTTCAGTTAGGATTGAACCTGGGTTCAAAGCCAACTGGGTGTATTTAGACTCAAGTGCGTATGAGTCTAAAATCTCATTAACCTTACACTTGTCTACGGAAAGAGTTACTTTTCCAAGTGTGGTAGAACCAGAAGCACCGAAACCAGCAGAGCCAGTTTGTACGTTCATTGCTGATTCGATAGTGTGGATATCCTCAGCTGATTTGATACCAGGCATTACCTGTACAAAGTTAGCTGTAGGGTCAGCCAAAATCGCCTTAGAGATTAAGTCTAGCGACTGCTGATTCGTGTAGTCTGCCAATCCAGAAACTACGTAGTTAAAGTCAAAACTTTTTTTCATGATTATTTTTTTCTTTTTTAAGCGTTATTTCTTAGAGCTTTGATGGCTTCGATACGAGCAGACATAAGATCTACTGCACCTTCAGCTGCAAATGCTGTTTGAGAAATGGATTTTGTAGAAGGTGACTTCTTGAACTCTTCGAAGTTCTTAGAAAATTCTTCTTGTGATTTAGACATTTCCAAAAGAATGCTAGACATCTCGTCCATTTTCTTTCTCATCTCCTCGGTAGCTTCAGCAACTTTGTCTTCTACAATAGAGACAATTTCTTCAGCAATAGCTTGTGCATCTTCAGGGGTTACGTCTGCTGGGGTAGCTTCGTCAATAGCTTCTTTAGCCTCGTCAACGATTTCCTCTCTAACGTCACCAACTGCTTCTGCAGCTTCCTCGTCCATTTCTTCTGCAACAGGTGCATCGGATTCTTTGATCTCCAATACTTTACCTTCTCCGTCCAATACAATAGTTCTGCCGTCCTTGAGAGTATGCTCCCCTTCAGGGCCAGGCATCTCTCCATCAGGAGTGTCAACAAGAACCATTGATCCAACTTCCAAAGCGTCGGTATCAGTTTTAATCATTCCTCCGTCCATCAATTCCAACGACTCAAACTTGTAAGACGCTAGAACCTCTTTAATTTTAGATAGAATGTTCATCTGGTTGTTAAATTATTTTTGTGTTTGTTTAGGTAAATATGTTTTAGTGATTTTTTTCCCTTTTTAGGGCTGGGTATCACTTGTCCCCTCGATTCTGCTAGGTCTTACCCATTCGAGCTTACCCTCACGGATAAAACCTAAAATACCTCGTATGCGATCTTCGGTATACACTTTATACCACTCGTTTTGGAATTTAATCCATTTGCCGTTATATGTAGTAGCAGGTTTTTTACAGTTGCACATTTTTCAGAATCGAGTCAGCTTTACGTCCAACAAATTCCCCGGAAGGTGTCCAGTTACCCTCAGCATTTTCAGTGTAGATTTCAATAATGTAACCAGGGTTGTCTGGTGTACCGCTTACTTCAAAATCTCTTCCGGGTACTCGTTTAGATCCTTCTCTTACAATCTCACGGATTCTACCACGTGGATTTTGGTCTGCTGTTTTCCAACTTACTGCATCACCAACCTTTAGGTCCTCTACAGCTGCAAATCTTAGTCCGAATTGTTGGCGTATATCTCTTAAGAAGTTTTCAATAACACGCTTTTCAAATACAGTGTAAGAAGCAAATTCTACATCTTGTGCACTGCCTTCCCATTCTGTAATGCACACTGCATACCTTTGGTCTTCATCTGGGTATTCACCTTGTAGGGATGACATACAGCGACCGATATAGTCGTCTTTGCTTTCACCTGGTGTTACAGAAACAAAACCAAGTTCGGAAAGAGGTTTTTGTATTGCTTCCCCCGTTGCACCTGGCTTGGTGTATTCTGGTAAACCAGCTACATCCCAATTCATTTCTTCTTCTACAACTTCATCTTCTGCTATAGCTTCTTCATACGCTTCGTGTGTTGCGCCAGGCATATAAATAAGTACCTTTAGCTCGTCGTCGTAGTGTGAATGTATTTCTCCTTTGAGTCCTAGTTCTTGGGATCTCTTAACTGCCATTTCTGGGGTTTCGAAATAATCCATTTCGTTTAGCTCTACCAAAAACAGTATTTGGTCCAGTTGTAGTTTTTCTTCGTTGGATAAACCTTGATATAGCTTCTTCCACTTCTTGCGTACATCTTTGTACTTACGCTTGTAAGCAGCAAATGCCTTTTCGTATTTTTCTTGCCCTAACAAGAAGTCACCTTGTACTGAAAAGCCCTTGTACTTACCTTCCTTAACCTCGTTCCAAACTTTGTCATCCATCACCCTCATCTTGCACATCCAAGTGCCTACTGGTAGATCTTCGAAACCATACTTACGGTAAGACTTGTCATACTCATCTTCTATGATCCAAGACTCCATTAAGTAGATGTCTTTGGTAAAGTTGTCCTTATGATCTGTGTTCTGTTGGGATGCACGATCCTGTTTCAGGAATAACTCTGCTGCTTTAGCAATGGTTTCCTTAGTGAAGTACACATAGTACATCTCACCATTCTCTTGTCTTGGGATGCGCATCTCGGGGACCATAACGGGACCAATGACTATACGTTGTTCGTCGTCCTCGAAATAATACTTTGGCTTCTCTTTGGAGAAGTACATAAAATCCCTTTCAATGGCAGGCTTATCTACCAGAGAGATGGATTCCAATACTGCTTCCTCATCTTCGTCGATGAGTAGTTCGATAATTTTGTAAACTGAATTAAACATTTCTTTTGGTTATGTTAGTTGGGCTCTTCTTTCCAAGTACTCGTCGGTGTCTAAGCCTTTTTGTATTTCTGTGGATACTACGTATGCCTTAGGTGGTGTAGCAAGTCTCTTTTCGATTCTCATTAACACATCTGTTAGATCTGGACCGTTGGTTGCCATACCACCGTTTGCAAATCCACGTCCTGCACTATTTATCTGTTCTAATAATGGAAGGTAACGAGCAGTTGAGTTGGCGTTGATAACATACTCCCCGTTGGATAATCTAGCATTTATAGAATCTGAAGTTCCAGTACCAGGTCCAGATACGTAACCACCTTCTGCAAATTGTGTTCTTCCAGCGTTTGGATCTACAGAAGTACCACCAGAAGCTGTTAGTGCATTTGCTCCTGCTATAGCTGCAGATCTTGCTTGTCTTGCTGCTTCTAATTGTGTCAGACCTGTAAGACCTATAAGTC